ACCCCGACCGCCTCGGCGAAACGTTCGCCCTCCCGGTCGACCCCGCGCCGCCTGGCCTCGCCACCGCCCTCCGTGACGCCGCCGTGATCGCGGCCGGCGCCGGTGTCCTCGGCGCCGTCACCGTCGGCCGCGGCCTCGTGTTCGCCGCCGCCGCCGCTATCGGCGCCGGCGTGCACGCCGTCGGGCACACCCTCGCCACCCGCCCCCGAGTCGACGACACCCCCGCAGCGGTGCGGTACGCCGACACGGTGTGGGACGACGCCGGCACCGACGCCGCCGCCGCCGCCCTCGTCGTGTGGGAACACCTGCAGCGCGCAGGCGAATTGCCGCCCTCGGCGGTGTGGGTTTTGGTCACCGACCCGGGGGGCGACGACGCCTACGCCTACCGGCACGCGCGGTACTTGAGTGACCTTTTCGAGGCCACCGACCCGCGGCCCCTCACCGGCCCGGACGACGCGCCCGGGTGGCTTGCCGTCGTCGCCCCCGCCGTGCCCTCGGACCTACCGCCGGACGTCACGCACCCCGACGACGACGCCGCCCCAGTGACCCTCGTCGACGTCGCCGAGGGTGCGCGCGGCCGGACCCGTGTCGTCGCCGTAGCCGTCACCCAGACCGGGGAGGTCGGCACCGTATCGGCGCCCCTCGTGCTGCGCCGAGGCCGCTGGACCGTCGGCGCCATCACGCCCGCCGACGGCACCGCCACCGACGGCCCCGACGTCACCCTCGCGCCGTGGCTTGCCACTATCGCCGGGACGACGCTGCGCACCCCCGAGGACGGCCCACGATGACAACCCCCGCCGCCTGGAGCATCACCTACCGCCCCACCCCCGACCCCGCCGACGCGCACGACCCGCGGGTATGGCCCCTCGCCGGCACCGCCGTCGCCCTAGCCGCGTGCGCCTGCGGGTGGTGGACCTGGTGCCCCGCCGAGGTCGGCGGCACCGTCGTGACGCTGCACGGCCGGTGGGCCGGCACCGGCCTCGACGTCGGGTGGCCCGAGGGGTGGGGCCGCGCCGCCGCGCTGCACACCGACCGGGGGGTCACCCCGTGACCGCCCCCGACGACCGGCCGACCGTCGACGCCTACGGGTTCCCCCTCGTGCCGGTTGACCCCGACGCCGTGCCGGCCCGTAGGCCGTGGACCGCCGCGCAGCAAGCCGAGGCCGCGGTGGACTGGGCCGCGTGGGGCGCCGCGCTGCGCACCCGAGGCGCACCGCTCGGGACGCGGGGCGCCGTGTTCACCCCCGACCAGCGCGCAGCGGTCGCCTACCGGGTCGCGGTAGCGTCAATCCTCGCCGCGCCGGCCGAGGCTATGGCCGCCGCCGCCGCCGCCGCCGCCGTCGAGTTGGACCCCCCCGCCGACCCGGACGCCCTCGCCGCCGCCCGGGCCGACGTCCGGCGCCTCGCCGAGGCGCACCGGGACGCGGTCGCCGCCGCGCTATCGGACGCGGGGCACGCCGCCCTGGGTGCCCTGGCAGACCGGGGCACCCCGTGACCGTCGACCCGGGACCGGACCTCGCCGACCGTGTCGCCGAGGCCGCCCGACTCGTCGCCGCCGCTGCGCGCCGCTACGGGTGGGCCGCGCACGACGACTGGGCCGACACCGACACCCCCGACGGCACCGCGTGGGAGGCCGTCCTAGAAACCGAGGCCGCCGCCGCGGGATGCCGCCTCGGCACCCCCTACGCCCTCGTCACCGTCGACGCCTGGACCTCGGGGGTCCGGGTGTCGCACCGCGACGCCGGCACGGTGTGGGACCACACCGGCCGGGTCACCGCCGCCGGCCTCGCCGACGTCGCCGCCCTCCTCGCCGTGCCCCGCCCCCGACCCGCTACGGGGCACGCTGCGGCCCTCCCGGCGCCGACCCTAGGCGAACCCCCGACCGCCCCGCCCGAGGCCGCGTGGGAGGCCGCAGCGCGCGCCGTAGCCGGGCCGTGCCGCTATGCGCCGTCGGCGCCGACGTGGTGCGAGGCGCACGCCGCCGGCCGCGGCCTACGGTGGGGCCGCGACAACCCTGCCGCGCCGTGCGCCGCCGTGGCCGCCCTGCTCGACGTCGCCGAGGCCGCCGTGCACGCCGACCGCGCCGACCGCCGCCGCTGAACGACCGCGAGGCCGCCCCCCTCGGGGGACGGCCTCGCCGCGTGCCCTGGCCTGCCCGGTCACTTCAGGTAGTCGACGACCGCCCCGCGGGCCTCGAGCCACCCGATAGCCTCGGCGGCCTCGTCGCGCTGCACCGCCGCGCGGGCCGCGACGACACCGAGGGTCGCCGCCTGCGACTCAAGCCACGCCGCCGCCTCGGCGCGAGTCTGGCAGAAAGGGGCCAGGGGGTAGACCTCCCCGACCGGCGTACCGTCGGCGTCCTCGCCGCGGCAAAGCCACACCGACGGCAACCAGCGGCCCTCGCCGCGCCGGCCGCCCTTAGGGAGGTGCACGATGGTGGCCTCGCCGGGGCGGTACCCCGGGACGACGATGGTCCAGCGTTCGCCGGTCGCGAGGCCGGTGCGGGTGTCGGTGCGGGTGCGGTAGGGCTTGACGGTGGTAATCATGCGGTGCCTCCTAGGCGCCTCGGTGGCCGGTGTCCCCGGCCGATGACTTAACTATACCGCCCCCCGGCTAGGCCGGGGGGCGGTATCGGTGTGGCGTGCGCCACTCACAGAATCGTGGCGGCCTGGCCCCGCAGCGTCTCGGCGAACCGCGCGTAGAGACGCGGGTCGCCGTCGTTCGGGAGGCTACGGCACCGCTTGAGCATACGGGCCACGACCCGGGTGAGGTAGGCGTCGTTCCGCGCCTCCCACTCGGCGAGAAGCAGGGTGTCCTCGACGATGCCGGGGCGACGGCGAGGACAGTCCAGCGCGGCAACCTCGAACAGGTCGGCGACATAGTCGCGGGCACGGGCCGGGATGAAGGTGTCGGTGGTGGTGTTCATGCGGGGCCTCCTAGGCGCCTCGGTGGCCGGTGTCCCCGGCCGATATCTCAACGATACCCCACCGGATACCGTCGGTGCAGCGGCTATCGGTGTGACCCCGACCACAATGCCCCCGGCCCGCCGCCCGCCGCCTCGGCGCGGCTAGTATCGGGCAGGACGGGGCACCCCGCCCCGCTGCACCCCCTAGGAGGCCCCTATGGCACCCCGCCCCGGCATCATGCGCGCACGCACCGACGCTACGAAGGAGGTTATCGCGAGGCACCGCCCCGAATACGTCGCCGTGATGCAGCGGTTGTGCGCCGAGCGGGGCCTCGACTGGGTCGACCCGGACGCCGCCGCCGCCGCCGCCGCCCTCGCCCGTATCGAGAAGGCCCTGGCCCGGTTCCCCCACCTGCGCGCCGAGGTTGCCGCCCCCGACTATCCGCCGGCCGGGTGACGACCCGCGCCGGCCGGGTGACGGCGCTTGACGGCCTGGACGGGTGGCCCGTCGTCGACCCGTGGCTGGTCGTCACCGTCGACGGCACCCCGAGGCCGCAGGGGTCGAAACGGGCCCTCGGCCGGGGTGTCCTCGTCGAGTCGTCGCAGGGCCTCCCCGCGTGGCGCGCACGGGTCGCCGCCGCCGCCGCCGCCGCCGCCGACGACGCCGACTGGGTGCCCCTCGCCGTGCCGACTATGGTCGCGCTGCGGTTCGCTATGCCTCCCGGCGTGGCCCGGGGTCGGCGCCTCGCGAGGGGTGTGCAGGGGCCGGTGCCGTCGCCGTCCTCACCCGACCTGGACAAATTGGTTCGGGCCGTGTTCGACGGCCTCGGCGATAGCGGCCGGGTGTGGGTTGACGATAGGGTCGTGGCCGCGGTAGCGGCGGTGCGGGTGTGGGCCGGCACCGAGGCCGACCCGACCCCCGGTGTCGCCGTCGTCGTCGCCGCCCTCGCCGAGGCGTGACCGAGGCCACACCGATACCGCCCCCGCCGCAGCGGCCGGCGGGGTACGCTTGAGTCATCGGCCGGAGCACCGGCCCCGAGGCGCCTAGGAGGCCCCAAATGATTACCGCCGCTACCACCCACGCCCCCGCCGCCGAGGCCCTGATGGTTTTCTCGGTGGAGCGTATCGCCGAGTACCTGGTGGAGGATGGCGACTACCACGCCGCGTGCGTCGCGGCCGTGATGCCCGAGGCCGCACGCCTCGGCGCCGCCCCGAACCTCGGCCGGGGCCTGGTCTACGGCCGCGCCGCCGACGAGGCACACCGCCTGCTGCGGGCCGGCGCGTGCCGCCGCTGCGCCGCTATCGCCGTGTCGGTGATCGGCGCGTGACCCTCGGCGCCTCGCCGGCCGCCCCCGACCCCCCCCGGGTCGGGGGCGGTCCCCGTTTCGGGGGGTGGCCTCGCCGACCGGCCGCCGCTGCGGCAGACTAGGCGCCATGCGAACCCCCGCCGACGCCGTCGCCTGGTTGCGACACGAGGCCGCGCACCCCTCGGCCGACTGGACCGCCCTATGCGAACGCCTCGCCCGTACCGCCTACGGCCTCCCCGCTAATTACCCGACCGCCGAGGCGCACGCCGCCGCTATTCCGGCCGACCGCCGCCACGGGCACAACCCTGGCCCCGCCGGCGGCCTCGTCCTCTACCGCAATAGCGGGGCGGGGCACGTTGTCGTGCTCCTCGGCGACGGGCACGGGGGCCGAGGGTGGCGCGCCATGACGAACGACTCACCGCAGCGGCGTGGCCGCGTGCACGAGGTCGACGACGCCCGAACCCTCGCGCCGTGGTGCCACGCCCGAGAATGGTTCACCGCCGACCCGTACTGGACCCCGCAGAATTCGCACCGCCTCGCCTGGGGCGCCTCGGCCTCGCCGGCGCCCGGGTTCCCCGGCACTATCCGGCGGGGGTCGACCGGCGCCGCCGTGCGCGCGTGGCAAGCCGAAATGATCCGGCGAGGCCGGATCGCCGACAACCCGGCGAACCGTGACGGGGTGTGCGGCCCCGGCATGGACCGTGCGCTGCGCGCGCTGCAGGCCGCCGAGGGCATCGTGGTCGACGGGGTCGGGGGGCCGCAGACCTGGACCGCCCTCGTGACGTGACCCCGCCGCCGCCCGGCGCGCTATGGCGCGCCTATACTAGGGGCATGATCGCCTATCTTCCCCAGGTCGGGCACGCCGGCCCCGCGTGGCCCCTCGACATCACCGACCCGACCCTAGGCCCGGACGCCCTGGACCGCCTCGCCCCGGCGCGGCTCGTCGCCGTGCGTGCCCTCGCCGCCGACGCCCTCGCCGCGACATACGCCGACGCCGTTAACGCCTACCTCACCGGCGCGGGTGGGTGCCCGGCCGGCGTGGCGGTTACCGTCGACGCCGGCGGCCTCGTGTGGACCGCCGACGAGGTCGACCCCGACGTGGTGCAGCGGGCCGTGTTGGTCGTCCTGCCCGGCCGGCTGGAGGCGCGTGCCGCTGCGCGTCGACTCGTCGCCGCTATCGCCGAGGCCGTCACCGACCCGGACGACGCCGCCGCCGAGGTGGTCCCCGACGCTGCACCGCCGGCCGACGCCGCGCCGCCGGCCGAGGTGGTCGCCGACGCCGCGCCGCCGGCCGAGGGGGTCGCCTCGGTGACCGGCCGCCGCCGCAGCAAGCCGGCCGCCGCGTGACCGGCGCCGCGCGCGCGGCCCTCGCCGTCGCAGCGTTCGCCGGCACCGTCGCCGCCGCTAACGTCGCCACGACCGCCCTAGGCGTCGTGCCCATCGGGTTCGGGTTGTCAGTGACCGCAGGCACCTTCGCCGCCGGCGCCGCCCTTGTCGCACGTGACGCCGTCGACGAGGTCGGGGGCCGGCCGGCCGTCGCCGTGGCCCTCGGCCTCGGTGTCGTGCTGTCCCTCGCCCTCGCCGACCCGGCTATCGCCGGCGCCTCGGCGGCTGCGTTCGCCGTCGCCGAGGCCGCCGACTGGGGGGTGTATCGGTGGGGCCGGCGCCGCCGAGGCCGCCCCTACGGGGTGGCCGTGTCGTCGGCCGTCGCCGCCCCGCTGGACACCGTCGTGTTTCTGGCCCTCGCAGGGTTCCCCGTCACCCTCGGCACCGTCGCCGGACAATGGGTCGTCAAGGTCGGACTAGCCGTCGCGGTCGCGGCCGGCCTGGCCTGGCGCGAGAATCGCGGCCGTGCTTTACCTATCCGGGTGTAGGGCGCAGGCTATCGCCGACGACCTCGCCGCCGGCACCATCGGCTACCTGCGCACGCCACGCCACGGGAGAAGGCTGGACGGTATCGCCGTGTGGGCTATGGACAACGGGTGCTTCACCGGCGCCTATGTCGGCGACGAGCAATACCTAGCCGTTCTGGCGAGGCTTGACGCGCACCGGCCTCGGTGCCTATTCGTGACCGTGCCGGATGTCGTCGGTGATGGGCCGGCGACCCTGGCCCGGTTTCCGACGATGGCCGGCCGGATACGCGCGGCGGGGTGGCCGGTCGCCCTTGTCGGGCAGGACGGCATGACCCCCGAGGTTATCCCGTGGGACGGCCTGGATTGGTTATTCCTCGGGGGGTCGACGGCTTGGAAACTAGGCCCCGACGCACGCCGCCTCATCACCGAGGCACACCGGCGAGGCAAGCGGGTCCACGTCGGCCGGGTCAATTCCGGCCGGCGGTTCGCAGCGTTCGCCGCCCTCGGGTGCGACACCGCCGACGGCACCTTTCTGGCCTACGGGCCCGACCTGCTGGCGCCGAGGGTGCGCGCGTGGCATCGTGCCGCCGCGCACCCCGTCCTATTCGACGTCGCCGACAAGGGTGACCGAGGCCACACCGTGACCGGCCCCGCCGCAGCGGCCGGCGGGGTATAGTTGACGTATCGGCCGGGGACACCGGCCACCGAGGCGCCTAGGAGGCCCCGCATGAACACCGACCGCACCTACCTCGGCTGGACCTCGTGCGTGTACGCCGACGCCGACCGCTCCTACCTGCACGGCCTCGGCTGGACCGCCTCGTGCGTCGAGGTTGCGGGCATGGTCTACGCCGACGCCGCCGACGACGACGCCGCGGCCCTCCTCGCCGACGGCCTCGCCCCCGAGGGCTACCGCGACGCCCTCGCGGCAAGCCTCGCCGACCACGCCGACGCTTGCGACTATTGCTGAACCCCACCCCCACCCGTACCGCCGAGGCGCCTAGGAGGCCCCACGATGCCGAACCCCCGCACCCCCCGCCCCGCCCCGACCGCCGACGCGCGCCGCGCCGCCGCTGCACGCCGTGGCCCCTTGACGGCCGCGCAGGAGGCCGCCCTCGTGGCCCTCGTGACCGGTGTCGGCGAGGCCGCTAACCGCCGCCCCACCCTCGCCGTGCTGCACCGGCGCGGCCTCGTGACCCACCCCGACCCCGACTGGGGCGTGTTGACCGCGGCCGGCCGGGAGGTTGCCGAGGCCCTCGTGCGCGGCGTGCCCGACGACTGGGCGTGGGTGTCGGCCTCGGCGCAGCGGTGCCCCGCGTGCGCCGTCGCGGTGTACGTCGTCGGCCGGCGCACGGTCGCCCCCGGGTGCGTCGCCTACCGCCTCGGGTGCCGACACGTTGTCGTCGGATATCGGGTGGTGGCCCGGTTCCCTCGGCCGGGTGAGTGACCGAGGCCACACCGATACCGCCCCCCGGCCTAGCCGGGGGGCGGTATAGTTGACGTATCGGCCGGGGACACCGGCCACCGAGGCGCCTAGGAGGCCCCGCATGATTACCGACACCGACACCGACACCCGCACCCGTTACGCCCGGCTTCTCGTCCCCGTGACCGCCGTCGCCGAGGCGCTGGACGCCTACTGTGGCGGGTGCGCCGACGACGCCCTAGCCGACGCCGCCACCCTCACCACCGAGGACGACTACCGCGAGGCGGGCCTGGTCCGGTTCGCCGCCCTCGGCGAGGCCCTGGCCCTCCTCACCCTGGAGGGGTGCGACGAGTGCCGGACCCGCGCGCGCCTCGCCCTCGCCACCGGCTGACACCCACCCACCCCCGCGCCTAGGGTCGGCCTCGCCGAGGCCGGCCCTAGACGCATCCCGAGGCGCCTAGGAGGCCCCCCGTGACAACGTCCGACCCAACACCTACCCCCGCCCCCGACGACGCCGCAGCGGCTACCCTCGACGCCTACGCCGACGCGCAGGCCGCGTGGGGCCGCGCCGTCGGCCGGTTGCCCGGCACGCCGGCCGACCAGGCCGCCGAGGCGTCGGCCCGTGAGGCGCTGCGCCGTGCGCGCCTCGCCGCGCTGGAGGCCCTCGGCGAACCCGAGGCCGTGCGCCGTGACGGGTCCGCACCGCACCGCACCGCCCCGCCGCCGTCGGCCGGCCGTGGCCTCGCCGAGCGGGTCGCGGTGCGCCTCCCCGCGCCGATTCTGGCGCGGCTTGACGCCGCCGCCGCCGCCCTCGGGGTGACCCGGCAGGAGGCGCTACGGCGTGCCGTCGAGGCGTGGCCTGCCGCGGGTGGCCCGCCGACGCCGGGCCGGTAATCTGGGGTGCAGCGGGACAAGCCCCCCGCCGGCGGCCCGGACAACCCACCCACCCCCGGGCCGCCCCCGCACCTTTGTGGCCGAGGCCACACCTATACCGCCCCCCGACGCCGGGGCGAGGCGGTACGCTTGAGTCATCGGCCGGGGACACCGGCCACCGAGGCGCCTAGGAGGCCCCGCATGAACACCACCACCTTCGTCCCCGACACCCTCGGCGAGGCTATCGGCGTGTACGGCCCCGACGCCGTCGTGTCCTACGCGCACGCCGTCCGCATCCTCGCCGCCCGGGGGCACACCCCCGAGGCCGCCGCCGCCGCCCTGGACCGCCTCGGCGCCGACGACGACGGGGCGCCGGTGCACACCGTCGCCGAGGCCGCCGAGGCCCTCGAGGCGTTCGACGGCTACTACCCGCACGGGGTGCCCGCCCCCGTGGCCCGGCACACCGTCCTGCGCGTCCTCACGACGGCCTGGTGGGTGGCGACCCACGTCTACCCGACGACCGCCGAGGCGCACCCCCTCGGTGTCAGTGACGAGGCGCCCTGGCTGGTCGCCAAGGTCGACCCGGACGGCGCGGCCCGCTTCTCCGTGGGTGACGCCTACGCCCGGGGCACGCGCCTGCGGTCCTCGGTGCTGGAGCGGGAGGTGCCGGCCGGCACGCCCCGCCTCGGCGACTATCGGGGCGCAGCGGTCGCCGCCGTCGCCGACCTGCTCGGCGCCGTGCGCGCGCACGAGGCCGACTGGGCGAGGGCCTGGGACGCTACCGCCGCCGCCGCCGCGCGTGCGCGTGACGACGACGGCGGCTACCGGTGACCGGCCGTCGCGCCGTCCTATCGGGGGGTGTCGCCCGGGTGTGGGTGGCACCCCCCGGTGCCGTGGGTCCGGCCGCCGAGGGGCCGTGGCCGCCGTGGCCGGCGCCGTGGAGGCCCCTCGGCACCGGCCCCGCCTCGGTGACCCTTGACGGCCGCGCCGTCGTCGTCGAGGTCGACGTGCACGCCGACCCGCCCTGGCCTCCCGAGGCCGCCGCCGACGCCGCTGCGCTGCGCGACGAGGCCGCGACGACGGCCGGCCTCGTGCCCTGGACCGTCGGCCTCGACTGGGGGTCGGCCGGCCGTGCCGTCGTCGACGGGGTCACCGTCGACGGGTGGGAGGCCGACCGGGACGTGTGGTCGGCGCGGTTCGCCGGTGTCGGGGTCGGTGTCGCCCTGGCCTGGTCGGGGGTCGGCCGGTGACCCGCCGCGGCTTGCCGGCCGCCGCCGCCGCCCTGCGGGACCGTGCCGCCGCGCAGCGACACCACGCCGCCGAGGCGCGGTGGGCCGGCCGTGACGCCGAGGCCGACGCCCTCGCACGGCACGCCGCCGCCCTCGACGCCTACGCCGCCGCGCTGCGCGCACCGGCCGAGGTGCGCCGCGCCGCTGCGCGAGGGCTTGACGTCGCCGCCCGTGACCTAGCCGCGGTGCGAGGCCCCACCCCCGCGCGCTACGTCGACCCGGTGCCACGCCCGACCGCCTCGCGGGTATAATCGGCGGTATGGACCCCACCCTCACCGCCGAGGCGCCGCCGGCGCCGCCCCCGCCCCCGCTTGCCGTGTTGCTGCCCCGGGTCGCCGGGGCGGTGCGCGCCGTCGGAAAAGACCAACGTAACGCGCAGCAGGGCTACCAGTTTCGCGGAATTGACGACCTCCTGAACGCTGCGCATGGCCCCCTCGCCGCGCACGGGGTGTCAATCCTGCCGCGCGTGACCGCGCACACCCTCACCGAACGCCCCCGCACCGGCGGGGGTGTCCTCACCGTCGCCGTGGTCACCCTTGAGTGCACTTTTGTCGGCCCTGCCGGGGACACCCTCACCGTGGTCACGGTCGGCGAGGCGCACGACACCGCCGACAAGGCAACCAACAAAGCCATGTCGGCCGCCATGAAATATGCCTTGATTCTCACCTTTACGGTGCCGACGGCCGACCTCGACGACGCCGACCGGACCACCGTCGACCGGCCGGCCTGGCCGACCGCCGCCGAGTCCCTCGCCCGTATCGACGCCGCCGCCGCCCGGATCGGCCGCGACCGTGACGCCGTGACGAGGCTATGGCGCGCCCGTAACCCCGGCTTCTCCGGGGACTGGGAGGCGGTGCCGCCGGCCGACCTCGCCGTGTTGGCTACCGCCGTCGACCGTGCCGCGCGCGCTACCGCTGCGGGGGGTGCAGCGTGACCGCCGCCCCCGACCTCGGCACCGACCTGGACGGCGGGCCGGCGACCGTGGCCGGTGGGATGCCCTACGGGGTGGCCGCCGCCGCGGTCGCCGAGACTCTCGCCGCTGCGCAGGCCGACCGCCCCGCCGCCCTATCGCCGTCGCGCCTCGGGGCGTGCCGCCGACAATCGGCCTACCTGCTGCACCGCGTCCCGAAATCGGACGACGTCGACCGGGACGCCGCCGACGTGGGCACCGTGTTTCACGCGGGGTGGGCAAGCCTCACCGGCCGTAGGGTCGGGCTGGTCACCGAGGAGACCGTGCCCCTACCGGGGGAGGCGGGGCGCCTCGGCATCGTCGGCACCCCCGACTGGGTGGCCTATACCCCGGACCGGGCGGCCGCCGTCGTCGGTGACCTGAAAACCCTGAAGGTGTCCCGGTTCGGCCGGTGGGTCGCCGAGGGGCCGCCGGCCGACGTGTGGGCACAGGTCGACACTTACGCCGCCGCCCTCGCCGACCTGCACCCGGACGTCCTCGCCTGGGGGGTCGAGGTGGTCGGGGTGTGCCGGGAGACCGGGGCCGCGCGCGCCTGGCACCGGCCGGCCGACCTCGCCGCCGGCCTGGCGAACGCCGACCGCCTCGCCGCGCTGCAGGTCGACCTCCTCGCCGCCCCGCCGGACGACGCCCCCCGCGACGGCACCGGCACGGGGTTTCCGTGCGGGTGGTGCGCGTGGTTGTCGCGGTGCTGGCCGGACCCGGACGACACCGCCCCTCCGGGGGACGACGAGGCCGCCCTGGCCGCCGCTAGGGCCTACCAGGCCGCCTCGGTCGCCGAGGCTACGGCGAGGGCCGAGAAGGCGCGTGCGCGTGCCGTTATCGGGGTGGGGCGGGACGTGACCGGCCCCGATATCGTGGCGCGGTGGTCGACGTCGACGCGCCGTATCGTCGACGAGGCCGCCGTGGCCGACGCCCTCGGCGAGGTGCCTCGGCGGGTGTCGGTGGTGCAGCGGCTAGACGTGACCCCGCGCGGCGGGGTGACCCTGTTGGGGGGCGGTTCGGCGTGACCTTGACTAACCTACAAAAGGCCCCGTTTCCGTGGTTCGGGGGTAAGCGTCGTGCCGCGCCGGCGGTGTGGGATGCCCTCGGCGACCCGTACCACTACGTCGAGCCTTTCGCCGGTAGCCTCGCGGTATTGTTGGAACGACCGCACAAGGCTAACCGAGCCTATTATTCGGAAACCGTCAACGATATTGACGGGTTGTTGGTCAACTTTTGGCGGGCCGTCCAGTGGTATCCGCAGGAAACGGCCGAGGCGGCGTCGTGGCCGGTTGCCGAATTCGACAAGCACGCACGCTCGGTTGCCTTGACGGCGTGGCGCGAGTCGGAATCGGCCGCGCGCCTCGCCGGCGACGCAACCTGGTGTGATCCGATCATGGCCGGGTGGTGGGTGTGGTGCGTGTCGGTGCAGATCGGCGCGTGGGGGCAGGGTGGGCCGTGGTGGCCCGACGAGACCGGCCGGCTACGCCGCCGCCCCCGGTCGGCCGGGGTCGACGGCAAGCGGCCACACCTAGGGAACGACGGGCTGGGCGTGAACCGGCCGCAGGCCCGCGCGGGGGGCCTCGGGGTGCGCGCCGCCCTGCCACACCTAACCGATAACGGACAAGGCGCGGCGCACGGGTCGCTACGCGCCGAGGGCCTCGGGGTGCCCGCCGACCTGGTGCACCTAAGCAGCGACGGGCAGGCCGTCAACCGGCCGCAGGCCCGTGCCGAGGGCCTCGGGGTGCCCGCCGCCCTGCCACACCTAGGGAACGACGGCCGGGCCGTGGCGTCGGCCGCGCTGCGCGCCGAGGGCCTCGGGGTGTGGGCCGACCGGCCGCACCTAGGGAACGACGGCCGGGCCGTGGCGTCGGCCGCGCTGCGCGCCGAGGGCCTCGGGGTGCCCGCCGACCTGGTGCATATAGCGAACGACGGCCGCGGGGTGGTGCGCGCCGCGACTCGCGGCGAGGGCCTCGGGGTGCCCGCCGACCGGCCACACCTAGGGAACGACGGGCAGGCCGTGACGTCGGCCGCGGTGCGCGCCGAGGGCCTCGGGGTGCCCGCCGCCGCCCCTCCCGGTGACCCCGACGGGTTCGTGTATCACCCCCTCACGATGCCGGAATTACGCCGGTGGTTCGGGTTTCTCTCGGCACGCCTGCGACACGTCCGCATCGTGAACGGGGACTGGTCTCGCGTCCTCACGACCGGCGCCGCCTGGACCCTATCGGTGCGGCAAAAGCCCGGCGCCTACGCCGGCGTATTCCTGGACCCGCCCTACGGTGACGTCGGCCGCGCGTCGCTCTACGGCCGGCACGAGTCGCTCACCGTCGCCGAGGAGGTTAGGGCGTGGGCACTCGCGCACGGCGACGACCGGCGGTGGCGCATCGTCTACGCCGGGTTCGACGACGAGGGCGCCGACCTCGTCGCGGCCGGCTGGACCCCCGTCGAGTGGTTCACCGAGGGCTACCTGACGGGGGGCCTCGGCAACCAAAACACCGACGGCCACCAACAACACCGGGAGCGGTTGTGGTTGTCGCCGCATTGTCCGGCACCCGGCCGTGACGAGCCGGAGGCCCTATTCTAGGGGTGTGGCCGTGGTAGGGTGCAGGCTATGGGCACCCACCCCGCCGACGTCCTCGCCGCCGCGGTCGCCTCGCCGAGGGTGGCGAGGCGGTGGCGCTATTACACCGGGGACCACCCGACGGTGTGGGCTACCCCGAAATTGCGTGAGGTATTCCGAACCCTCGCCGATTCTATGTCGACAAATTATTGTGCGGTCGCCGTCGACTCGCGGGTTAACCGGTTGCGGGTAACGGGGTGGGCGGGGCCGGACGCCGACGAGGCCGACGCGGTGTGGGCCGCGTCGCGGCTACCGCAGCGACACGACCGCCTCGTTCGGTGGGCACTCGCGCACGGGACCGCCGTCGTCCTCGCCGACACCGTGTCCCGGACGCTGCACCCGCAACCGGCGACCCTCGCCGCCGTCGTCCCCGACCCCGACGACCCGGGCACGGCCGCCTACGCCGGCAAGGTGTGGCGGGTGCCGACCGGGGACGGCCGGACGACGCGCCGCGCCGCCGTCTACTGGCCCGACCGCACCGAGACATACACCGAGGCGCCGGGGGTCGGGTGGCGCCTGGACGACGTCGTGCCCCAGCCCGCCGGCCGCGTGCCCGCCGTCCTCGTCGAGCCATACGCCGACGGGCCGCCGGTGCTTGACGTTATCGCCTCGCCCCAGGACCGCATTAATAAATTGTCCAGCAACAAAATGGTTGCCGCCGAATTCGGCGCGTTCCGTCAACGGGTATTCTTCACGCGGCAATACGTGGACCCTTTCGACGTGCGGCAGGCCCCCGACCACGCAATTATCCTGGACCCCGGCGACACCGACGCCGCCGCGCGGGTCCAGGAAATGTCGGCAACCGACCTCGCCAATTACGACGCCGCCATTACCGCCGAGGTCGACGCATTGTTTACCCTCGCCGCCCTGCCGCGGCATATGAGGGTGAACCCCGGATCATCACCGAGCGGGGACGCCATTAAGGCCGACGAGTCGGCATTTCTTGAGGCGGTGCGCGCGCACCAGCGGGAGGTCGGCGAGGCCCTCGCCGACGCTATGGCCCTACTCGGGGTCGACGCCGAACCGGTGTGGGCCGACCCCGAACCGGACCAGGACGAGGCTAACGCGAGGACCGTCGCCGTCCTCGTCGGCGCGGGTATCCCGTGGCAGGCCGCCGCGACCCGGCAGGGCTGGACCGCCGAGGAGGTCGCCGCCGCCGAGGCACTCACCGCCGGCGGGGCCGCGGGTAACGCCGTCGGGCAGGCCCTACTCGCCGGCTTCGACGCGCCGACCTCGCCGCCCCGGCAGGGGTAGTCCGCGGTGCCGCCTCGCCGCCTCTACGAACCGTCGCCGGCTATCCCGCCCGGCCTGGACCGCGCCGACTGGCTGGCCATGCTGGACGCCCTCGGCCGGGAGGTTGCCCGGATCGCGACGATGGGCGCCGACCCTAACGCCCGGTTCCCCGGGGTGGGCCGCACGAGTCGACTCGCGCACGCCGCCGCCGGCCTCGACGCCCTATGGGGCCTGGACGACGCCACGGCCGCCGCCGTCGACCTCGCCGGACAACGTATCGTCGACGCCCTATCCGACGCTTTCGGCGAGGTGCTCGGGGCGCAGGACGACCACGCCGCCCTATCCGTCGACGACCTCGCCGCCTATATGCGGGGCGCCGGTATGCCTATCGTGGCTGATCCGGGGGTTGCCGCCGCCGCCGCCGCGCGCACCAAAGCCGCCATGCTGCACGACTGGGAGGCGCTGGAGGAACGTACCCGCGCCGCGGTGCGTGACGGGGTGCGCGGTGCAGCGTTGTCGGGGGGCGGGGTGGCCTCGGTGGTCGCCGCTATCACCGAGGCCGGCGCTATGTCGTGGGCGCGTGCCGTCCTGATCGCACGTACCGAAATGGCCGACCTCTACGACTCGGCCCGATTCGCGACAATGCGCGCACCGGAGAATGCCGCCGTGTTTTCCGGGGGGTGGTGGTGGCGTGCACGGCCCGACGCCTGCGCAATATGTCAGGCCCTGCACGGCGAGGTTTTCGACGTCGGCACCGACCCGCACCGGCACCACCAGTGCCGGTGCATCATCGTCCCGTACACCGCCGCCGCACCGCCGCCGCCGCACCGGTCGGCCGACGATATCGCCGCACAATTGCCGGCGTCGTGGCCTCGGCTGGACACCCGCGAGGATTACCGCCGCCTCGTCGGCCTGCGCGAGAATCGGCGGTGGCGCCCCTCGCACACTATGCGCCACCCGGACCGGGTGGCGGGGCACCCGACGTGGGCCGCGGGGCCTAAGCCTCGGCCGCCCGCGCCTATGGGCAAGCAGGGTAAGCCGGCACGCACGCCTCGGCCTACCCTCGCCGTCGACCGGGACGGCTGGACGGCCTACGCGCGCGAGGTGAACGGGCCGCCTATGTCGGCCGCTGCACGCGCCGAGGCCGCCGCCGCCAAAAGGGCCGAGGCCGACGCGCTGCGCCGCCGCGTCGACACGCTAACCCGCGACAACGAACGCATAGCCGCCGACCTCGCCCGTAACGAGGCACGGCCCGGCCGCGACTACGAAGCCAACCGCACGCGGCTGGGCTTTGAGAAATGGCAGAATGACAACGAATTAGCCGGCCTCAAAGTCCGGGCCACACAACTCGAGAATGCCGCAAAACTAATAGACGACCACGGCTATGATCCGGTTGTTGTCAGTGCGGCTAAAGAATGGGCGGATAGGCACGCCGTCGTGTCGGGTGACGGGTGGACCGTTAAGATCAATCGGGCCGACGCCGGAATCGTCGACGACGCCGACGCGCTGCGACACGCCGCCTGGCACGCCGAACGCATATGCGCCGCGCTGGACCGCCTACCCCCGCACCTGCGGGACCGGGTCAACACGGGGGCGCTATCGCTGGACGTCAACGGTGGCGCCATCGGCCTCGGCGGCAACGTCCAGGCGTGGGCATTCTTCGGCACCGAGGACGCGCCGCGCCTCGGCGCTAACCCGCGGTTCCTGCACCCCGACAAGCCGGAACCGACCTACGGTGACCTCACGCACGAGGGGCACGCGCGCCATTGGCACAGTGACGGCCGCGCCGTTATCGGGGGCGCAGAGTCGGTGTGGGTGCACGAATTCGGGCACGTCCTGGACACCGGGTCGCACGCCGAGGCCGAGGCCAGGCTGGACCGGGTCGGCGGTTCGGCCGCGGTAGAGTATGCCGTGTCCCGATACGGGGCGAAGGATGGCCGCGAAATGGTGGCGGAATTGTTCGCCGACTTTATCGCCGGGACGGTGCGGCACGACGCTAACGGATACCTGCAGCGGATTATCGACGACATGGGATGGGAGCGGTAAGAATGGCAGACCGATTCACCGACGCCGCCTATGGCCTCGCCGAGGCGCCGGACGACTGGACCGCCCTCCCCGATAGCGTGCTCGACGTGTACGCCGCCGACGCGGTGCCGCCGATCCGGGACGAGGCCCGGGCAGAATGGCGCCGCCGCGCCGAGGCGGCGTGGGCCGCACGGAATAGGCGCGCCGAGGCCGAATAGTCGACGCTGCGCCTATTGTGATAGCGTCGGCCTCGTGCCGAACCCTCCCGCGCCGCAGGGCGCACCCGACACGCCGCAGGGCGACGACACCACCCCCGACGCCCCCGACACGACCGCCGAGACGGCGCCGCACGGCGACGACGACGGCCCCGAGGGCACCGACTGGAAGTCGGCCGCACGTCAGTGGGAGCGACGCGCTAAGCGTGACGCCGCCGCCCTCGCCGCCGCTAGGGCCGACGCCGACCGGGCACTAGCCGAGGCACGCGCCGAGGCCGACGCCGCACGGGAGGCCGCACGCCTCGCCGACCTGGAGCGGGTGCGGTTCCGGGTCGCTGCGGACGCCGGCCTGCCCGTCGACCTCGCCGACCGCCTGCGCGGCGACGACGAGGCCGCGCTGCGCGCCGACGCCGAGGCGCTGCGCGCACGCCTGCGACCCGGCACCGGGACACCGGCCGTCGACGCCGGCACCGGTCGGGGCGCCGCCGACGGGGTGGCCGACCTGAACCGACTATTCCGAATCGCAGCGGGTAAAGGGTAACCGGCCCCGCAGACTGGTGGCGCAATCATGGCAAGTATCGGCCGCACCGAGGCCGCGGCGCTGTTCACCGAGGGTTTCACCGCCTCGGTGATTAAGGCGACCGAGGCGGCGTCGGTGGCCCTCGCGACTATTCCGACGTTCCCTATGTCGTCGAAGGTGCATAAGCAGCCCGTGTTGTCGGCCCTGCCGTCGGCGCGGTTCCTGGCCTCGGTGGGTGAGGTTAAGCCGTTGTCGTCGGCGGCGTGGGATAACGTCTTTGTGACCGCCGAGGAAATCGCGGTTATCGTTCCTATCGACGACACCGTTATTGCCGACGCCGCTATCAATGTCGTGTCCGAGGTGCAGGCCGCTATTGCGCAGGCATTCGCCGCGACAATTGACGCCGCCGTATTCTTCGGCACGGGTGCGCCGGACTCGTGGCCCGACGGTGGTATCGCCGCCGTGGCCGAGGAGGTCGAATACGCCGACGGCGACACGTGGGGTGCAGCGTTCGACGCCGTCGAGGCCCTCGGCGCAGACGTCACCGACGTCTGGGCGTCGCGCAGCGCGCGCGGGTTGTGGCGCACCGCGCGCAGCGGTACCGGTAACGACTCGCGGGTCGCCGAGGTATCGACCACCGACGTGTGGGGTATCGCGCCGACCTACCCCCTCGGGTGGGACAAGGCCGCCGCCCTCGCCATTGTCGGTGACGACTCGGCCGCGCGTATCGGCATCCGGCAGGACTTGACGTTTTCCATTTCGGACCAGGCCAACCTCACCGGGTTCGGGTCGTTGTGGGAGAAGGACGCCACCGCAATTCGCGCCGTTATGCGGGTCGGTTTCGCCCTCGCGAACCCCATTTCGGTGTGGTCGGGTGCGCGCGCGTACCCGTTCGCTAAGGTCGTTCCGGCTACCGCGGGGCCGTGACCGGCTAGGCCCGAGGCCGGCGACGGTTCGGGTGTGCAGCGCCGGCGGGGGTAGACCCCCCGCGCTGCACCCCGCCGCCCCGCCTCGGGCCGCCTCGGTGTCGGGTGTCGGGTGACAAGCCGGGAGGGTGTCGGGATGGGTGACGACGGCAAGCGGGACGCGCCGGCCGCGCCGTGGGTGGCCTGGTTGCCGCCGGCCATGCCGGACGACGAGAAGGCCGGGTTCGCCGCCGCCTATCCGCACGACCCGCACCGGGCCGCCGCCGAGGCGTGGGAGGCGTGGGCCGCTGCGGGTGCAGGCGAGGACGACCCGGCCGCCGGCGGGGCGGGTGGCCTCGCCGGTGCGCGCAGCGTGACGACGGGTGCCCAGTCGGTGACCTACGGGCCGCGGGGTGCCGGGGCGGTCGCCTCGGCGCTGGAGCGTGCCGCCTGGCACCGTGCCAGGGCGCGTGTCGTGTCCCGTGAGGTGGCCCCCCGCTACCGTCGCAGCGACGACCTCGGCGCGGTGTGGGGCGGTGCCGGGGGGCATCACGCGCACGGCGGGACGTCCGGCGGTGCCGGGGGTGAGCCTGGCGCGTGGCCCGGACAACGGGGCGAGAAGGGCGACAAGGGCGACAAGGGCGACCCCGGTGACTCGTGGGTGCCGTCGCCGACCCTCGCCGACCCCGGCGACGTCCTCACCGTCGCCGACGGTGCAGCGGTCTGGGCCGCGCCGCCGGCCGCCGAGGTCGGCAACCTCGCCGCCCGTGTCGGGACGCTGGAGGCCGACCTCGTCGACGTCGACGCCGCCGCCGCCGACGCCACGGCCGCCGCCGCCGACGCCGCCGCGACGGCAACCGACGCCGCCTCGGTGGCCGCCGCCGCCACCGACGCCGCCGCCGACGCCGCCACGGCCGCCGCCGAGGCCGCTACGGCCGCGCAGGACGCCGCCACGGCCGCCGCGGGTGCCGACAGTAGGGCACGCGCCGCCGAGGCCGCAGCGGTCGCCGTAGCCGCCGACCTCGCCGACAACACGCGGGCCGACGAGGCGTGGCGTGCCACGGCTACCGACGCCTTCGGGGCGGTCGCCTCGCAGGCCGACGACACGGCCGACCTGCTCGGGCAGGCCCTCGGCGACCCTGCCGGGACACCGCCGCCGGACTGGACCCCGACCGCGTGGGCCGAGGGGTCGGTGGTCGCACACCTGGGCGGGGTGTGGCTTGCACGGCAGGCCGCGCCGGCCGGTCACGTCCCCGGCTCGTCGGCGCGGTGGGAATCCGTGACGGTGCCGGACCTCGCCGACCGGGTCAACAATGCGCGCCGGGACGTCGACGCCCTCGCCGCCCTCGTGCCGCCCCTCCCCGCGTCGCCGGCGGGGCGTGCCCTCGTCGTCGACGAGTCCGGCCGCCCCGCGTGGCTGGTGCCGCCGACGTCGACGCTTGACGGCCTCGCCGACGTGACCGCGCCGCCGACGACACCCGCGGGGGTTGTCCTCGGGACGACCGCAACCGGGGTGTGGGGGCCGGTACCCGCGCAGGCCGGACCCCGCGGCCCCGAGGGGCCGCGCGGCCCCGAGGGGCCGCAGGGCGACGGTATCCGCATCCTATCGGCGGTGCCGACCGCGTCGGCCCTCCCGACGTCCGGCAACCAGCCCGGGGACGCGCACCTGGTCACCGACACCGGCAACCTAGCGGTGTGGGGGAGCGACGACGCCTGGCACGAGGTCGGGCACGTCACGGGACCGCGCGGCCCCGAGGGGCCGCAGGGTCCGCCTGGTGACCCGGGGGAACCCGGCCCGCCGGGTGACCCGGGGGAGCGGGGCGCGCCGGGGGAGCGGGGCGCGCCGGGTCCGGCCGGTCCGCTGGACGTCCTCACCGACGTATCGGCGCCGGCCGACACGCCGGCGGGGCACTACCTCGGGACGACCGCGACCGGGGTGTGGGAACCCGTACTTCTACCGCCCCCCGCTGCGGTGCCCCTTGACGGCCTCGCCGACGTGACCGCGCCGCCGTCGACACCCGCGGGAAAGTACCTCGGGACGACGGGCACCGGGGCGTGGGGGCCCGTCGACCCGCCGGCCGGCGGGGGCGAGGCCCTACCGACGTGGTGGCGCGAACAGGTCGAATCGTTCCTAACGGTGCCCGCACAATGGACGGCACCCTATCCCGACTGGGACGCCGCCACCGACTACGCGCGTAACGCAATCGTGATGTCGGCGGGTACCCCCTATATCGCGACGGCCGACCCGGGGGTGGGAATTCGGCCGCCGGCCGCGCCGTGGGTGACCCTGTCGGTAATGCGGGACGTCCTGCAGCGCCGACTCGACGGCCTCGCCGACGTGACCGCGCCGCCGTCGACACCCGCGGGTAAATTCCTCGGGACGACGGGCACCGGGGTGTGGGAGGCCGTCGACCCGCCGGCCGGCGGGGGCACCGGGGGGCCGGTCGCCCTGGACGACCTCACCGACGTAACGGTGTCGACCGCCGTCAACGGGCAAGTACTCACGAAAATGCCGACCGGCTGGACCGGCCGCGCGATCACAATGTCGCTTGACACGGTCACCGACGTATCGGCGCCGAACACGACACCAGCCGGGATGATGCTCGGGACGACCGCCGTCGGTTCGTGGGGGCCGGTTGACGGGTGGCACCGCTGGACCGGCACCCAGGCCCAATATGACGCCCTCGCCGTCAAAGATCCGGCGACGTTGTACGTGGTGACCGGGTGACCGTCCTCGGGTCGGCCGCTGCGGTGTACGCCGGCGGGGTGCGCGCCTCGGCGGTGTACGCCGGCGCCGTCAAGGTGTGGCCCGCCGGCCTCCCCGAGGTGACGGGGGTCGCCTATTGGGCCGACGGGGTGTCGCTGCGCCTCGTGTTCCCTACGATGCCCACGACCGGGTCGGCCGTGTTCGACGTCGTCGCCGCACCCTCCCCGCTCCTGCACCCGGACCGTACCCTCGGCGGGACGACCGTGGGGGGCACGGGCACGCAATCGGTGGTGTGGTTCGGGACGGAAACGGGCGCGGGGGTCAACGTCACCGACGCCGCCTGGCGCGGCGTGCACAACGGCGACGCCGCGACGCGCCTCGGCGGTATGCGCGTCGAGGTGACCCGCAGCGGTAGCACCGTGACCCGGCTTGACGCCCTCGGCCCCTCGCCGACGCCGCTAGGGTTCGGGGTGCACGACACCGCGCTAACCCTCGTCGTCGGCACGCCCGAGGCATCCCTACGGGTGCCCCGAACCCCGGTCACCCTGGTTTTGTCGGCGTCGTTCCGCACCTACGCCGCAGGCCATGCGGCCTCGGTGCCGGTGTGGACCGACGCCGCGGGGGTGAGTCTCCCCGTGCGCGGTGCCGGGGGGCAGGCCGTGACCTACGCCGAGGCGGTCGCCGCCTCGGCTGGACCGGCCGCGCTACGGTTCGACGCCGCCGCCTCGGCCTGGACCCTGGAGGCCGCCCCGTGATTCTGCTAGCGAATACGCCGGTGGCGCTGCACCCGGCCGGCCCTCGGGACGCGCACGGCTGGACCGGCCGCGCCGTCGGGCCGCCACTGTGGTCCGGCCCCGGGAGCGTGCAGGCCGCGCCGACCGTCGCCGCCCGGGACGCCGCCGCCGGCGGGGGTCACGGGCCGGGGGCACCCGCTGCGAGGCCGACCGCCCGACTCTACGTCCCCGAGGCCGCACCCCTCGCCCCGGGACAGTACGCGCACGCCGCCGGCCGGTGGTGGGCCGTGGGCGCGGTGTGGCCCGTCCCCGACCCGACCGGGGGGCCGCTCGGGGTGTGGTGCGCCGACCTCGCCGCCGCACCCGACCAGCCCGACACCGAGGGGGGTGCAGCGTGGCCGACGTCCGGCTAACGATCAACGGCCGGGTACTCGAGAATTTCGGCGCCGACGTCGCCCGACGTATCGCCGCCGACGTCCTCGCCGCCGCGGTCGCCGGCGCGCCGCAGCGCCTCGGCACCCTCGGCGGGTCCGGCACGATGCAACCCGACCCCGACAACCCGTCCGGGTGGGTGGTGTCATTCCCCGTTTTCTACGCGCCTTTTGTCGAATTCGGCACGGTGTATTGGCCGGTGTCGGTGCCGCCTAAGGTTTCCGGTCGCCGCCCGTTTCTCGGGCCGGCCCTCGCCGAGGTTGCTGCGGCGTGGGGGTTGTGATGCCAGAATTCTCGCCGCTGGACGTCGCCGCGTGGGTGGTCGCCCTCGCCGAGCCGGCCGCCGCCGCCGCCGGCGCCTCGGTGACGGTGTGGGAGGTGACCGCCGTCCCGCGCGGCGAGGCGTGGCAGGGTGGGGCGCCGCTGCGCCTCGCCACGACGGTGCAGGCCGACGTCCGGGGGCCGGACAAGCCGACGACACGGGCCGCCGCGGTCGCCGTCGCCGCCGCCCTCGTCGACCCCGACACCGACTATGCGGTACGGCTTGTCGCCGGGCCGTTTTGGCTTGCCGACGGCGACGGATCGCCGCGGTACGTCCTGCGCGCCGAGGTGTCGACACGCGCCGCGGGGTGACGGGCCGCCCTCGGGGGCGGTAGGGTGCCGGTAACGGCCGACCGAATAGGGGTAGGACAATGGCGAACACGTCCGGGCTGAACCCGGATAAGGTGATGCTGGGCACCGCTAACGGTGCCGGGTTGTGGGTGGCACCGGTCGGCACCGAACCGCCGGCGACCGTCGGCGCGCCGTGGGGCGTGGGCTGGACCAGCCTCGGCTACGTCAGTGACGACGGCGTGAAGATCGCCGTAGAGACCGAGTCGGAAACCCTGACGCCGTGGCAATCGCGAAGCCCAATTCGGACGGTGGTCACGGGTAAGTCACTCACAATGGAATTCACGTTGTGGGAATTCACCGCCGAGAATGTCGCCCTGTACTTCGACACCGAGAAGCCGGCCGCCGCGACGGGGGACGCCTGGACCGTCGAGGTCCGCAGCGACGGTGGGGGCGCTACTTACGCCGTCGGAATCGCGACCCGCGACGGTGACCGGGGCGTCAATTACGTATTCGGCCGCGCGTCGCTGTCCGAGTCGGGGGAAATCGAATTGACGAAGGCGACCGCGCAGGGCCTCCCCGTCACCCTCGCCGCGCTGGACGACGGCGGCGTGTTGTGCACCATCACCAGCGGTAGCGCCGCCGCGCCGCCGCCGCCCGGGGCGTGACCGTGGCAGAAACGACGACGACGCCGACGGCCGCCTACCCTGCGCCGCCGCAGCGGCCCCCCGGGTCGGTTTTCTACGACGGCGATATTGCCGCCGCTGCGCGGGCCGCGGTCGCCGAGGGTAACCGCGCCGTATTCACCTTCAGGTGTAAAGGTGTAACGGTTGACATTCCGCCGGCCGTGGACTGGCCCCTCGGCGTGCTGGACGCCGTATCGGCCGGCAATATCCCGGCGGCGTGCCGGTTGTTGTTCCCACCGGACCAGTGGGACGCGCTGCGCGAGGCCGGCGCGACCCTCGCCGACCTCGTCGGCCTGTTCTCGCGCCTCGCCGACTGGCAGGGCGTCACCGACCTGGGAAAATGACGGCGGTGTGCCGCCTCGCACGCCGCCCCGACGTCGAGGCCGCCCTACTGGCCCACTACGGGGTCGACGTCCGGCAGGGCATCACACCGCGCCGCCTCGCCGTCCTCGTGTCGCACCTACCGCCCGGCGTCGTCACCGGCACCGGACGGCCGGACGACTGGACCCAGGAGGCGCACCTATTGGCCGGACTCGTCGACGCCGTGCACGCCCTCACCGTCGTCACCCTCAAGGGCCTCGGGGCGCGGGGCGTGCGAATGCCGGCGCCGACACCCCGCCCCGGCGCCTCGGGGCGCCGTAGCCGGGCCGACACGGCCGGGGGCGACGGTGGGGGCCTGCGACCCGTCCCAGGCGGTCTGAGGGGCCTCGCCGCGGCCCTCGCAGGCACCCCCGGGGTGGTTGTCACCGGCGGGGGTGCGCCGTGACCCGGCAGGCCGAGTGGGTCGCCGACGCTGCGCACCTTATCGCCGCTTTCTACCGGCCGGGGGACGTCGACGACGCCTGGACCGTCGTCGACGGCGAGGCGGTGTGGGTGGCATCGTCACGGGGCGACAAGGCGCGCCGATTCTGGGTGATCGTCGCCGCCGATTCTGTCGCCGTTCACGGGTGGCGCGGGTGTAGGTTGTGCGAGTCGGAATCGTGCACCCGCGCCGAGTGGCTGGGCCGGCCGGCGTCGGTTGACTGTTTGGCCGCCGTGTTGGTTCCCGTGTTGCGCGGTGCGCTGCACCACGACGAGGGGTGAGGGGTAGGCCGTGGCCGGGACCGAGGTCGGCACGCTGGAGGCGCGGGTCACCGTCGACACCGGCGACGTCGCCGGCGCTATCACGAAGGCCGGCGCCGAGGCCGCGCGGGACGTCGAGGACGCCCTCGGTGCGGCAGGCCGTGCCGGTGGCCGGGAGGGTGGCCGCGGTGTCGAGTCCGCCCTCACCGGTGCAGCGCGTAAGGCCGCCGACAAATTGGAGGCCGCCCTACGGGGCGCGGGTAAAGATGGTGGGCACGACGCCGCCGCCGAGGTCGAAAAGTCGTTCGCCGGGATCACGGGTAGCATCGGCAAGAAACTGGGCGGTGCCCTCGCCGTCGGCGGTATTACGGCCGGACTCAAGTCGGCAAGCGACGCCGCCGCCGACTACGGCGAGACCGTGTCGAAGATCGGTGTCGTGTTCGGGCCGGCCGCCGCTGCGGTGCAGGGGTTCGCCGACACCGCCGGCGCGTCGTTCGGCCTGAGCAAGCAGGCCGCCCTCGACGCCGCGGCGACGTTCGGCACGTTCGGAAAGTCGGCCGGGTTGTCCGGCGCCGACCTCGCCGGATTCTCTACCGAATTGGCCGGCCTCGCCGGCGATATGGCGTCGTTCAGTAACACCAGCCCCGAGCAGGCTATTGACGCTATCGGTGCTGCGCTGCGCGGCGAGTCCGAACCGATCCGGGCCTATGGTGTCCTCCTCGACGAGGCGACCCTATCGAACCGTGCCCTGGAAATGGGCCTCATCAAAACGACAAAAGGCGCCTTGACGCCGCAGCAAAAGGTGCTAGCGGCGCACGCCGAAATCCTCGCCCAGACCGGAATGGCACAAGGCGACTATGCGCGCACGTCCGATTCGGTGAGTAATAGTCAGAAAACACTCAAGAATGAAATAGCCGACCTGAAGGTGACGCTCGGCGCCGAATTGGAACCGGCCACGCGCGGCATCATTCAGGTGATGTCGACTTTGGCGCAGACTCTCGGCCCCGTCCTCGGCGCGGCATTCTCGGTGCTGGCCCCCGTCGTCGCCGGTCTGTCCGCTGCACTCACCGGGATGATCGGTGTCGTGTCGGCGCACGGGCCGGCGTTCGCCGCCCTCGCCGGGTTCGTGGGCCTTGTCGCCATAGAAATGAACCGGACGAAGATCGCGACGGCCGCCGCTAACCTCGTCATCAAGGCCGGCGCGGTCGCCGCGAATATTGCGAAGGTGGCAACCGCCGCCTGGACCGTGGCGCAGCGGATTTTTAACGCGGTAATGTCGGCTAACCCGCTCGGTATCGTTATCAAATTGGTCGGCCTGTTCGCCGCCGCCATTGTTTACGCCTGGAACAAGACCGGGTCGTTCGGTGCCGCCATGAAGGTCATTTGGGACGGCATCAAGAATGTCGTGACAATTGCCGCTAACGCGGTGCTGGCCGTCGTGCGGTTCGTGTGGGACGCTATCAGCGCAATTACGTCCATCGTCTGGGGGATTATTAGCGGCATCGTGTCGGGGGTGTGGGACGCTATTCTTTTCGCGGTGCAGACCGTCGGCGCCGTTATTGTCGGCGTCGTCACCGGGCTATGGAATATGATTAGCGCCGTGACCTCGGCGGTGTGGAATGTCATTGTGGGAATCGTGTCCGGGGTGTGGAACGCCATTGTTGCGGTGGTGCAGGCCGTCGGCGCCGTCCTCGTCGGGGTGGTAACGACGTACTTTAACGCCGTCAAGGCCGTCGTGTCGTCGGTGATGAATGCCGTCAAGGCCGTCGTGTCGACGGTGTGGAACGGTATTCGCGCCGTATTCACGACCGCGCTGAACGCTATTCGCTCGGTGGTGTCGTCGGTATTTAACTCCATTAAGTCGATTATTACCGGCGTAATGAACACGATTAAGTCCGTCATCACCGGGGCCATTAATGCCGTGTTGGCCGTGTTCCGCACCATTAGTAATATCGTGGGAATCGTGAGGGGCGCATTTAACGACGCCCTGGCCACGGTGCGCGGTTTCATTTCCGACTTCACCCAGGCCGGCCGCGATATCATCGGCGGCGTGCTGAACGGCATTTCGTCAATGGTGGACCGGGTTGTCGGCGCCGCGCGGGATATGGCGCACCGCGCCGTCCAGGCCGTCAAGGACATTTTTACTATCGGGTCACCGTCGCGCGTCATGATGACGATCGGGCAGCAGGTGGTGCAGGGCTTGACTATCGGTGTCGACGACAACGCGCCGCGCGCGGTCGCCTCGGCCGGTGCCCTCGCCTCGGGGGTGGTGGCTGCTGCGACACCGCCGAGGATGCCGGCCGCGTCGGCCGGGGTGGGTCTGCCCCTATCGGTGCGGGTGTACCTCGGTGACCGCGAATTGTCCGACCTGGTGCGCGTCGAGGTTGCCCGGGCCGAGGCCGACACCGCCGGCGCCGTGTTCGCCGGGGTGGTGTGACCGTGGCCGCCGACACCGAGGCCGACGCCGCGCTGGTGCCGGCACGGGCCGCCGCCGCCGCAGCGGCGTGGGCGCAGGCCGCGCGCATGGCCCGGACGGCCGCCTACGGTGACCCGCCCGAGGCCGACGCGCTGCGCCGCCTCGCCGACCAATTCGACCGCCTCGCCGTCGTCCTCGCACGGCACGCCGCCGCGCGGCGCACCGTCGGGGGGCCTCGGTGACGGGGGGCGGGGTGTCGGCGTCGTCGGTGCGCCGCGCCGCGACGTCGGCCGCCTATGCGCACGCCGCAGCGGTCGCCGAGGACACCGCGCGGGGCCTCGCCGCGTCGTCGGCCGAGGCGGTCGCCGTGGCCGCCGTGGCCGGCCGCCTGCGCCGCCTCGCCGTCCTCACCGCCCAGGGCCACACCGCCGAGGGGTACGCTGCGCCACGGGAGGCCGACGATGCCTGACACCCTCACCGCCTCGGGCCGCTACGAAGGCGCCGACGTCGACCGTATCCGCGTCGCTGCGACTTTTGTGCCGGCCGACGGGGTGACGCCGCCGTCGTCGTGGGCCGTCGAACGCCTCGCACCGACCCGCCGGCCGGTGCGCGGGTTCGCCGCGCCGGCCGGTGCCCTATCGGTGACCGCCGACGACTGGGAGGTCACGCCGGGGCCGAACCGCTACCTGGTCACGGTGCAGCCGGCCGACCCCGCCGCGCCGCCGGTGTCGACGGTTGTGACGGTGACGGTGCCGGACGTCACCGACCGCCCCGACTGGCTGAAGAATCCGGCGAGGCCGCCGCAATCTATGCCGGTGCACGTCGAATACGTGAGTGACACGAAACGGGCCGCCGTTGTCGACCTCGCCTATCCGGTGAATGCCGCCTATCCGGTGACGGCTATCGGCACGCGGCAGGGCGCAACTTTTACCCTCGGCCTGTTCACCCTGGACGCCGACGAAAGGGCCGCCCTCGTCGCATTGTTGGACGCGCCGAACCCGTTGTTGTTCACCGCGCCGACGCTGCGCCTCCCGGCCGGGGCGGTGTGGCTTGTCGCCGGCACCGTCACTGAGGCGCGGCTGGGCCGCTACGCCGGCACCCCCGAACGCCGGTTCACCGTCGAATGCACCGAGGTTGCCCCGCCGGACGACCTGGAGGTAGTCGGGGGTCGCGGCATCACCTGGCAGACCGTCGCCGACAATCACCCGACGTGGGCCGACGTCCTCGCGACCCGCGTGTCATGGCTTGACGTCCTGGAGCGGGGGTGACCGGTGCGCACCCTCGTCGGTGACGACCCCGACCCGCAGCGGTTCGCCCGTGCTATCGGCGGCGTGTTCCAGCCGTGGGTGGTGGCGCATATGTCGGCCGGCCCTGGCCTGCCGTGGGTCGACGCCCCGCCGATTCTCTCCGGGTCGGTGACTTTCGACCGGGGCGCCGAGGTGTACGCCTCGGGTAAGGTTTCGTTCGGCGTGCGGTGGGCCGATGCGCCGCCGCCGCTTATGCCGTGGGGCGGTCGCCTGCGGCTGTCGGCCGGGGTGCGCTATCCGTCCGGGGCGGTCGCCGTCGCCCCGCTCGGCACCTATGTCGTGTGGGAGACCGCCGAGGCGGGGCCGCGCCGCCTGGACCTCACCGTGTGCGACGAGGCCGCCCTGCTACGGGAGGACCGGCTGGAATCGCCCCGGACGTATCGGCGGGGCACCGACGCTCAAGCGGTCGCCGAGGCCCTCGCCGGCGAGTCGGTGCGTGGCGCCGTCGTGACGTCGGACGTCCCCCTAGGCCGCCTCGCCGCCGACCTGCTCGTCGAGTCCGACCGCCTCGCCGCGCTGCGCACCCTCGGCGAGGCCGTCGGCGCCTGGGGGGCATTCGTGTCCGGGGGGCGGTGGCACTACCGCGCCGACCCCACCGAGGCCACCCCCGCCGTCGCCGTCCTCGACGCCGGCCGGGGTGCCGTGTCGGTGGCCCGTACCGCGTCCCGTGACGGGGTGCGTAACGTCATCGTGGCCCGGGGCGAGAATACCGAGGCCGAGGCGCCGAGCGTGCAGGGTCGCGCCGCCGACGGTGACCCCGCATCGGCGACGTGGGTCGCCGGCCCTTTCGGCCGTGCCGTCGACTTCTACTCGTCGCCGCTACTCACGACCCCGACCGCCGCCGCCGCTGCAGCGCGTACCGTCCTGGCACGCCGCCGCGCGCGTGTCCTCGGCGTCACCGTCGGGGCACGGTGGAACCCGGTTCTCGAGCCGGGGGACATTGTGACCGTCGTCCCCGACGGTGGGGCGCCGCTGCGCCGAGTCATCACGAAAGCCGAGGTACCGCTAACCGTGTCCGCAACAATGGGCCTCACGGTCGCCGTGCCCGGCCATACCGGCGAGGAGCCGCAGGATGCCTAGCCTCGGCGAGTCGGTGGCGCGTGCGGTCGCGCAGCGGCCCGCCCTCGACCTGGTGCCCGCCGTCGTGTCGTCGGCCGACCCGCTGGAGGTCGACCTACGGGGCGGTACCGTCGCCGCCCTCACCGTCGACCGCCGGCCCGCCTGGACCGTCGGCGACCGGGTGTGGGTCGTCCTCGGCGGGGGGCGCGCCCTCGTCATCGGCGGTGTGGCCGAACCCGTCGCACCGGCGCCGGCACCGCCGCCGGCCCCCGACCTCGACGCCGCCCCCGAGGCGGTGCAGGACGCGCCTACGACGGCCGCCGACGCCGCCCCCGAGGCGGTGCAGGAAGCGCCTACGACGGCCGCCGACGCCGCCCCCGACCCCGACACCCCCACCCCCACCGCCGAGGCGCCTACGGCCGCCGAGGCGCCGCCTACGGCCGCCGACGCGCCGACGCTATCCGCTGGAGGATGACATGGGCACGACACCCGCCTACGCGCTGCGGTTCCCCGAGACCGGTGACCCGCCTAACGGGCCGGCCGACCTCGCCACCCTCGCCGGTGACGTCGACGCCGCCCTAGCGGTCGCCCGAGACCAGGCCCTCGCCGGTGTCGTCGGCGTACCCGTGCCGCACACCGGGTGGGCATGGCTTGAGACTCACGGGGGCACCGGCACCGCCGTCCGGCACGGCGACGTCGTCACCGTCGCCGGCCTCCTGCGCCGCACCGGTGCCCCCGCGGTACTGAACACGGGCTACTTTCCCGCAATCACTCTCCCGTGGCAGGGGCACCGCGTCATCGGGCAATCCGGCATCCAGTGGTCCAGCGCCGGCCCGGTTCGGTGGTTCATCACCGAGGGGCAACCAGACCTGGGCATTATGTCGGGCACGGCCGGAACAATGACCATTCCCACGGGGGGTCAATTGTCGGTATGCGTCACCTATTTGACGGGGGCGCCTGGCATCCCGGAAAACGTCCCCGACGTACCCGCCTAACCGGGGCGGGGGGTGCAGCGGGGTGGCACTATCCGTCGCCGAATTGGCCGGCATCGTCCTATGCCTGACTGTCGTCGTCGCGGCCCTCGGCATAGCGTCCCGCCGGCAACCGCCGACCCTCGTCGTCACCGCCACGGCCCTCGTCACCCTCGCCCTGATCGCGGCGTGGGTGGCCGCCCCCGAGCGGGGCGCCGACCTCGCCCCCCTCGTCGGCACCGGCCTCGGTGCCCTCGCCGCCGGCGTCGCGAACGTGACCGGGGGCAGGCCGCCCGACCCCGGGGGCGGCCCACCCCCACCGCCGACACCCTAGGGGGTAGGGCCTCGGCGGCAACCCCGGCACACCGGCCGGGGGCGCCGCTGCGGCCTCCCCGCCCGGGATACCGTGCGCGCCTCACCGACCGCCCCGCAGCGCCGCCGCCGGCCTCGGGGGAGGGGCCGGCGCCGACCTCGGCGAGGGTACCGGGGGGCATCGGCCCCCCACTCACCTAAGGGACCGATAGGCGGTACACTAGCACCGACCCGCCGCCCCGAACGCGGCGGGGGTGGCCTCGAGGCCCGCCCCGCCGTAGCCCGCGGGGCGCCGGGTGCGACCCCCGGACCCGGGTGTCACCGCGAGTCCCACCCGGGGCGCCGCCGCCGCGGCCCGGGCCGGTCGCCCCTCGTGCCAGGGGGCCGACCGGTCCGGGCCGCACCAAACACGCCGCTGCGACCCCCCGAGGTTGTCGGGGGGCCGCATCACCGGCAACCGTACCGCACCCCGGCCTAGGTTGCGAACGACCGCGCCGCCGTCGGCCGGCGTGCGGTGTGCAGCGCCGTCAAAGCCCACACCGCAGCGTCCAGCCGGTCCGGGGACGACCCCGCCCCCGGCACCCACTCGACGAGTTGCGACTCAAGCCGGCCGAGGCCGTCACGCGCGTGCCACACCCGGCCCTGTTCGTACAAGGCGACGACCGGCTCGGCTCGGGTGACTTTGCCGCGGGTTGCGTGCACGAGCCGTAGCCGACCCTCCCACCCCGCTGCGCGCAGCACCGCCCCGACCATGTCGCCGCCCTGGTTCGCCTCGGCGACAATCGTCGCCCCCCACGCCTCGGCCACCCCCACGACAACCTCGGCCCACCCCGCCGGCGAGTAACGCCCCGACCGGTCGGCCAACACCCACAACCGGCCGTCGGTGTCACGGCCGGCGACGACAATCCCGGTTTCGTCGCTGCGCGGCCCCGCCGACACGGCCGGGTCAACACCCACGACCACCTCGGCGAGGTCGGCCGGTGGCACCCCGTGCCGCAGCATGGCCCACGACCACAAGGCGCCTTCGACGTCGGCCAACAATTCCCCGGCCAATTCCTGCCGTGCCAGCCGCGTCCCGCCGTACTGTGCCTCCAGCGCCGCCACGAAGTCCGGCGATAGGTTCGTAGCGTTCTCGCCGGTGTGCCCCCGAGTGACGACGGTGCCCGCCTCGGCGAGGGCCTCCCGGACGTGGGGCACCGGGAGCGGTGTCGTGGTCAACACGAGCCGCGGCCTCGGGCCGAGGCGCAACCCCAGCCGCGCCTGGGCGAGGGCCTCCGGCCGAGGCCACGCAGCGAACTCGTCGCCCCACGCGCGCGCGTGCTGCGGCCCCCGTAACCGCTTAGGTTTCTCCCCGGAAAACCCGCGAATATGCGACCCGTTAGCCAACACCAAAACACCGCGGGTCGCCTGGTATTGCCCCTCGGGGTCGGGAATCATTCCGTACCGATCCGCCACCGCCAAAACCCCGGAATCACCCTCGAAACACACCGAGCGGACGTCGTCGAAAGTCGGCGCGATAATCGCCGACCGCGACCCGGGGTCGCGCACCGCCTCCCACACCAGCCACTCGGCCGCCGTCCGGGTTTTGCCCCACCCCCGCCCCGTCATCACGAGCCAGGTGCCCCACGGCCCCTCGGGGTCGCGCTGCGCGTCACGGCACGCCAGGAGCCACGCCACCCGCGCCGCCGCTATCCGCTGCGCCGACGGCACCGGCAGGCCCCGCCCCGACGCCCCGCGCCATACGCTCAAGCCGCGCAACCTCCCCGTCCAGCGTCGCCCCGCCGACCACCTCGGCCCGGACCTCGGTCGGCGCGTACAACCCGAAAAGTTTTGCGCGCGCGTCCATGATCCGCAGCACCGCGCCGACCGCCCGGACGTCCCCGCCCATAGCGTCGGCCCACACCGCCGCCTGCAGCGCGTCCAGCCGGTCGCCCTCCTGCGCGCGCATAAGGTCGGCCGCCTCAAAGGTCACGTCGGCTAGCGCACCGATAACCAATTTCCGTGCGTTAGTCGCCGTAATCCCGAGGGCCTCACCGATAGCCCGGAACGACTTACCCTCGCACCGCAGCGCCGCCGCCTCGGCCCGCCGCAGCGTCGTCGACACCCTCGCCGGCGAAGTCTCTCCCCGAGGCACCGTCAACGGCGCACGCGCCGCCCGAGGCGCCACACCCTCCCCGACCGGCCCCACCCCCCTAGGCAACCGCCCCCACCGCCTCCCCGACCGCCTCGCCGACCGCCTCGCACGGCCTCGCACGGTACAACCCGTGCCCCGGCCGGTCGACCAGCCCACGAACCAACAACGCCCTGCACCGCGTCGCCGCCTCGTGCGTCGACACCCCTAACGCCACCCCGAGGTCAACCGGACGCCACACCCGCCCCCTATCCGCCTCAAGTAGGGCCACAATCGCACGCGCAACACTCACCGACATGACCGCGACTGGCTGGCACAGCAACGTTCGCATCCCGGGAATCCACAAGGTTGAAAGAGGCGGCGAAAATTACACAGAAGATTCTAGTTGGACGCGCGGCGACTTGCGAATTGAACGGGATTGTGCGGTGTCTTCT